TCATATACGCGGCCCCGCCGGGAAAATGACCTTGAGGTCAAATACAGAGACAAGTTCTCACAAATGGTAATCGCATCTGATAACAACGTATGGAATCCGAACCCTAGTGGGTTATGCCGTGCGTGGTGCGATGTACTTGAGTGCGCACACAATGGGAGAAACTAATGCCATACAAGAATCCGAAAGACAGAAAGAAACAGTTTAACCCTCCAGTGGGTAGCAAAGCGCACAAAGCACGTATGGAACGACAACGGGCTAGGCGTGCTATGGATAAGAAAGGTATAGACCGTAGTGGTAAAGACGTGTCTCACAACAAGTCACTACACAATGGCGGCTCTAACAAAGATGGCTACAAGTTAGAAGACCGTAGTAAGAACCGTAGCCGTAATTACAAGAGGAAGAAAAAATGAAATTAATGTATTTAACTGAGCTAAATGATAAAGGTACAACAGTAGTAAATTTAGACAACATGTTATGGATGCAATATGAAAAACGTGGGGAGCGTGCGTTTACTAAAATTTATTTTGGTATGGATGAGTATGATTACATAACCGTAGCAGAATCGCCCACAGAAATAATGTTAGCACTTGAAACATGAGAATAGTGGATAACAAAGCCATAGTGCTTAACCTACGCGACCCCGCCCGCGTAACCAATTTGATACCTAAGAGTAAGACGTTAGGAGCAAATGAAGTCGCGGTAAACTGGGGACTAGACGAAGCAAAAACCCTACGCAACATAAACATAAGAGTGCCAAGCCCAATAGAGGGCAGGTACGAGTGGACAGGTAAGCACGATCCATTCGACCACCAGAAAAAGACGGCAGGGTTCTTGACGATGAACAGGCGTTCGTTTTGCTTCAATGAGCAAGGTACAGGCAAGACTGCTAGTGCGATATGGGCGGCTGATTACCTAATGAAACAGGGTAAAATTAACCGAGTGCTAGTGGTATGCCCTTTGTCTATTATGGACAGCGCGTGGCGTGCTGATTTATTTACGTTCGCTATGCACAGGACAGTTGACATAGCACATGGAGCGAAAGACAAACGCGCTAAGATAATAAGTGGTGACGCTGACTTTGTGATAATAAACTATGACGGCGTGGAGATAGTGCAAGATGCCATAGCTAATGGTGGATTCGACTGTATCATTGTAGACGAGGCTACACACTACAAAAACGTACAGACCAAACGATGGAAAACACTTAATCGACTACTAAAACCTGACACATGGTTGTGGTTGATGACCGGTACACCAGCCGCACAAAGCCCACTAGATGCTTATGGTTTAGCTAAACTTGTTAATCCTAAATCTGTACCTAGATTCTTTGGTACATTTCGTGACCACGTAATGGTAAAACTTACTCAGTTTAAATGGATTCCAAGAGAAGATTCGACTGACGTAGTGTTCCGTGCCTTACAACCAGCCATACGTTTTACTAAAGAAGAATGTTTAGACTTACCCCCTATGGTGTACGTCAAGCGTACGGTAGAGCTTACCCGACAACAAAACAAATACTATAAAGAGCTAAAGGATAAGATGATAATGCACGCGGCTGGTGAGGAAGTAACCGCCGCCAATGCCGCAGTTGTTATGAACAAGTTACTGCAAATAAGTTGTGGCGCTATATACACAGACAACGGAGATGCACTTGAGTTTGACATAAAGCACAGGTACAAAGTGCTACGTGAAGTTATAGATGAGTCAAGTAAAAAGGTGTTGGTATTCGTACCGTTTAAACACGTAATAGATGTACTCACAAACAAACTACGTAGTGATGGCATAACTACAGAGGTCATACGTGGTGACGTATCAGCCGCAAAGCGCACCGAAAGATTTAAACAGTTTCAAGAACAAGACGACCCCAAAGTATTAGTTATACAACCACAGTCAGCCGCACATGGTGTGACATTGACTGCCGCAAATACCGTAGTGTGGTGGGGGCCAACACCTTCACTAGAAACATACGCGCAAGCTAATGCTCGTGTACACAGGTCAGGACAAACACATAAATGTACTGTCGTTCAGTTACAGGGTTCTTTCGTAGAAAGACGTATCTACGCACTTTTAGATAATAGAATAGACGTACACACAAAAGTTATAGATTTATACAACGAAATGCTTGACTAACATAGAACCTGATACTAAACTTCCTATCCTACAATGTATGGAGGTACACATGTCAGAAGATCTAGCTAAGTTAGTAAAGGTATATTCTAAGATACGCGCCAAGCGTTCTGAGTTATCTAAAGAATTTAAAGAGGCCGACAAAGAGCTTCTTGAGAAACAAGAAACAATAAAGAAAGCACTACTCGAATACTGCGATGCCAATGGTGTTGAGAGTGTACGCACTTCCGAAGGGCTGTTCTACAGGTCTGTTAAAACACGTTACTGGACAAGTGATTGGGAATCCATGTACAAATTTGTGCTGGATAACGAAGTCCCTGAGTTCTTTGACAAGCGTTTGAACCAGAGTAATGTACGGCAGTTCCTCGAAGAAAACCCCGACTTAGTTCCTATGGGATTAAATGCGGATTCCGAATACACATTATCAGTGAGGAAAAAATAATGTCTGAACCCGATATAGATAGTGAAGAAAATGTGTTACGTCCTAAAGCCGTAACGCGACAACAACTGGAGGAGTTTGTGCAAAAGCACCGACACCCTGATGAAAGTCCGTACTTTTCTCTTGAAGAAGTAGCCAAGCATTTTAAGGTATCTGACTCTACTGTACGTAAGTGGGTACGTAGCGAACATATACCTAAAGATTCTTATTTCTTAATAGGTCATACCTACAGGTTTGATATAGACAAAGTAACCAAGCATTTGTTTAACAACGATGCAGAGGCTTAGTATACGAGGAGGTACGTTTTCTTACCACGGTGATGCTGTAGAAGTTGTTATAGTAAACGCCGCTAGGGTATCGCGTGCATACTTTGCAAACGAGTTTGATGGTGAGAACACAGTAGCACCAACGTGTTGGTCTGAAGACACACAACGACCCGACCCCTTTGTAGATGAACGGCAAGCTAATAGATGTTTAGATTGTAAACAAAATATACGCGGTTCAGCAGGGCAAGGTCGCGCTTGCCGATTTCAACAAAGATTGGCCGTGGTGTTTGCAGATAATTTAGAAGAAGTTTACCAACTTATGTTGCCAGCGACTTCTATATTTGGTAAAACTATAAATGGTCACATGCCCTTACAAGAGTATGCGAAACATTTATCTAAACATAATACTAAAGCCGCATCTGTTGTAACAAAAATATACTTTGATAGTAACAGTGTAGTACCAAAACTCTTTTTTAAACCCATACAAGGGTTAAACAAGGAGCAGTTAGAAACCGTATCTGGTATGATTGACCACCCCGATACGCACGAAGCAATAACCTCTCTCACTAAAGAGCAGAGTGCAACCTCGTCACCTTTCGATTCTGTTGAAGGTTACGTACATAAATAAACCATTCTAAGGAGAATGCGCAATGACACATTTAATAAATGACGTTACAGCAATGTACCCCCGTATAAATCAGACCTATCGTTTCGATACTTCTGAAAACAAGTCAGTACCATGCGACCCAAAAGCAGATGGTTCATCATATGAATTATCTTTTTGTATGAATAAGGATCAGGCAAAAGAATTATTTAAAGCAATGTCAGAAGCCTACGCAGAAAAACGTGAGGACAAGTGGCCGGACAAATTAGATATGCCGTTTACCAAAGACGAAGACGGTATGTATATAGGTAAGGCCAAACTCAAAGGTTCGTATGGCGAAGAACTTACAAGAAAACCTTCACAGTTTGATGCTAAGAGCAACAAGTTACCTGATGATTTTAAACTTACTTCCGGTAGCACAGTTAACATAGCGGTAGTCTTTGTCCCTTACAACATGCGTGACAACGGTGTATCGTTACGGCTTAAAGCAGTACAAGTCGTCAAGTTAGCTGAACAGAAAGAATCGGCTAACCCATTCAGTACAGTAGAAGGGTTTGATATAAAAGACGAAAACCCTTTTGTTGAAACCGCTCCCGAAGAACCTGCTACCGAAGAAGAACCTGCACCTAAAAAAGTAGTAAGTAAAAAGTCTAAGCCAAAACCGAAAGATGAGGATCTAAGCTCCCTCATTGATGATTGGGACGATTAGTAAATACCCCTTTTAGCCGTGGGGATTACCCCCACGGTATTTTTGGTTTTGGAGAGAACTATGAAAACACGAGATTTCTTGTGTGGGGTATTGGGGGATGAAGGGCACTATTGTATTTTAGCGTTAAAGCCTACGGAAAATCGTAAGGTACAGAAGTTTTTTAGTTCGATAGATGAGTTACAAGCATCGGCGTACGACCTTGACGCAGAGGGATACGATACTTATTTTGCTACAGCACGTTTTAAAGAACCTAACTCACGTAAAGTTGATAACGTAACACAGTTAAAATCATTCTTTCTCGACCTCGATTGCGGGGAGGGGAAAGACTTTGAAGATAGAAACGATGCGCTGAACGCCTTAAAGAGGTTTTGCGCGAAGCTATCTTTACCTAAACCTGTCTTGATAGACTCAGGCAGAGGCATACACGTTTACTGGCGGTTGAAAGAAGCCATAGGTATAAACGAGTGGACTCCTGTAGCAGAGCGCCTTAAAAAGTTATGTGTCGAACATGGGTTGTACGCCGATGCCGCTGTAACTGCCGATGCCGCTAGGGTATTACGTATACCTAACACACATAACCACAAGACAGACCCACCTACCGAAGTAAAATTACTATCCTACAGTTCAGCGGTTGACTTTGACCACTTCAATGAATTGCTGGGTGGTGACATGATACCAGTACCTACCAAGGTAGAGAACACTACGGCGTTTCTTGATGCTGTACACAGTAATATCATATCTAGTTTTGACGACATAATAGTCAAGTCTAGGGGAGGTACAGGGTGTGAGCAACTACGTAGGGTTGTTGATGAACCCAACACGCAGAGTGAACCAGTGTGGGTGTCGGCAATATCTATAGCCAAACATTGTGACGATGCAGGGCGTGACAAAGCACATGAATTATCGCGTGGGTATGATGGCTATGACGCAGAAGAAACAGACACTAAATACAATAATATAAAGTACCCACATACGTGCTCTACGTTTGACGAGCGTGTAAATGGTGTATGCACTGATTGCCCACACTTTGGTAAAGTAAAATCTCCCATTGTGTTAGGGCAGAAGATAGCCGAGGCAGAGGAGGAAGTAGTACAAGAACCAGCCATTGATCTGCCGAACGCTCCGATTAGTACCTACACTATACCAACATATCCCAAGCCGTATTTTAGAGGTAAGAACGGTGGTGTTTACGTACGCTCCTCAGATGCAGACGGTGAAATAGATGAGAAGATGATATACCACAACGACTTGTACGTGGTACGTAGGTTAAAAGATAAAGAAGTGGGTGAGGCTATAGTCATGAGACTACACTTACCAAAAGATGGGGTTAGAGAGTTTACCGTACCGTTGACCGCAGTAACGTCAAGGGAAGAATTTAGAAAGGCTATGTCCTCACAAGGTGTGGCTGTTACAAAGATGGACGAACTTATGTCATACACAACTACTTGGGTAAATGAATTACAGGCTACGATAGTAGCTGATGAGGCGCACACACAATTCGGTTGGACTAATGATAAATGTGAGGCGTTTATACTTGGCAATACGGAGATACGTGGTAACGAGTTTAGGTTTAACCCACCTTCTACTCAGACGGCTGACTTGTTTTCTGCTTTTGAGCCAAAAGGTACGCTACAAGGCTGGAGCGATATGGCTAATTTCTATGCTCAAGATGGTATGGAACTACACCAATACGTTATGGGTACGGCTTTCGGCTCGCCACTTATGGCACTTACTTCAGTGTCATGTTCTACCATGCACTTACACAGTAAAGGTAGCGGGCATGGTAAAACAACTGCTCTTATGTCTGCGGCTACAGTGTGGGGTAACCCTAAGAAGTTAGTGTTAGATGAAGTAGATACACATGCCAGCAAGATGAACCGTGGCGAGGTGTATAAAAACCTACCACTTTATATAGATGAGCTTACCAACTCACGGGGTAAACAGTTGTCTGATCTTGTGTACCAACTCACTTCTGGCAAGCAAAGGGGTCGTATGCAAAGTGGCTCTAACCAAGAACGTGCTAGGGGTGATACGTGGGCATGTTGCGCGGTTACTAATGGTAATGTAAGTGCAGTAGAAACAATTAGTGGGTACAAAAATGCACCCATAGCTGAAGCTCAACGTATGCTTGAATGCAAAGCCGGTAAGACTCACTTTGTTAGCAAGGAAGTTACTGATGACTTTTCAGAGACTATAACTGATAACTGGGGGCAAGCCGGATCTATCTATATACAGTACGTTATAAATAATATAGAACAAGTTAGAAAGACATTAAAGACTATGCAGGTTAGGTTAGATAAGAAAGCTGGCTTGAAAGCCGAAAACAGGTTTTGGTCGGCTGGAGTTGCTTGTACTTTAACCGGCTTGTTGATAGCCAAGCACTTAGGGCTTATAGATTATGACTTAAAAAAAGTAGAGAAATGGGCACTGAAACAGCTTGAAATAAACAAGAATACTGTAAGTGACATGACGGTTTCCGTACAACAAATAATTAACGACTTTATTACTGATCACTACAACAGCATGTTGTGGATAAAAAGCACGCAACGCTTTAGTAAAGAGCAGGACAATGGTATGGATATGTTAGTCATACCCGATGCTATTCCAAGGTCACAAAAGCTAGTGGCTAGGTATGAACCTGACACTAAGCTTATATTTATAATACCTAAGTATTTAAAATCGTGGTCTGTCGAACAACAAATAAACTATGGACAGCTAGTGACCGACCTTAAAGAAAAGATGGGGGCTACATATAAGAAAACACGGCTCACTAAAGGCACAGCAATGGATATGAACCAATATTGTTATATATTTAAGATTGATATAGACGTTCCAGAGGGGGTAGAAGTTGGATCAGGGGATTCTTAGAATACATGATTTAAACCCTGATGGTGTACGAATAGTAGTCAGATGGGAAACACTTGCGCCGGGGCGTTCAGTGTTTGTGCCCTGTGTAAACACACATGAGTGTAAGCAACAAGTTAAACGTATAACTAAAGACAAAGGTATTTCTGTAGAGATAAGGATTGTTATAGAAAAAGATATGTTAGGGGTTCGCGTCTGGCAAATCGTATGATATAATTACAATTCTCCCGTACGACCTCTCTACTGCGTACTCCCTCCAACGTGGTAGAGAGGTGTTTTATCTCATAGCGCTACTTAACCATTCACCTAAACCTAAGTTAAACCCTTGATCTATCCCACTTTGTAGCTCTGCCATACCGTACTTGTAGTTATTACTTATCGTAATACCATTGTGCATGGTCATACTTATCTTAGTGTGCATTTTATTTGATCGTTTTATGGTAGCCAGTGATATAAATGCTTCAGGGTGCTTGTCGTTAAACTTAACTATCTCATCTAACACATTACCCGCTTCAACGCCATCATCACCAGTCAGAGCAATATAAAATCTTTTAGTCAGGCTAGATCGTTGACTCCTAATAGACTCATCAATACGCTTACCTGCCATATTTATTTCTTGGCGTTCAGTGTATTCTTTGGGTGTAAAACCAACAAACTGCCCAACTAATTCTCCTTTACTAATATCACTGTATATTGGGTCACCACGTCTAGTTAGCATACCCTCATCTCTTGGGTATCGTACAGTGGATTTATACATGTTGCGGAACGCCGTAGGTATGGCGGCCTCAAACGCACGTTCGTACTGCCCATTTCTAAAATCTTTATACGCCCGCTCGTACCCTTTAATTACACTACCAGCGGGGCCACCCAACACATAGAACAATGTTTCCTCTAAAGATGCGTCTGGGTTATACCTATTAGCGTTAAATACAAGTTGTGACAACGCTATTCGTTGCGAAACGTCAACACCTGTCAACCAAGTCATACCGCCTTTATACAGTTCTTCACCAATTTTTTTACGAACTACAATATCAAAATCTTCTTCATCATCATCGGCAAACATGTTAAACAACATTTTTATTGCGCCGTACAGGGGTATGCCTCTAGCACCAGCAAACAATATTGAGGTTAGATGCACACCTGCTAACTCTTTAAACGCTATGTTTCTTTGTGTTCTTGACACAACGTCATTTCCGGGAAACAGGTTTTTAAGAAGTTGTCTAGCAGACTTAATCATGGTGTAGTACATTTGTATGCCGTAAGGCTTATACATCAATGCTACCCTACCAAATTGGTTTTGCGACATTCTTGGGCCAGTTTCTATTACAGACCCTGCGTTGGTATCTTGTGTTTGAGACAAAGCTCTTTGTGCGGCAGACTCCATTTCTGCATCTGTTAACGTATCTCTACCTAAAGTTTCTTTCTTAGCTCGCACTTCTAGTAAGTACGCCATAGTCATAGCAGTTTGGCGATTAAGTTGCTCACCATTGTGGAAAAACCACGCCGATACAGTGGTTGCTTTGTCCATAAAAGTCTTTCTTGATCCATCTTCTTTAAGTGTTAATGAATCACTCAAGTGAGATTCGTTAAGTTGCCCTCTCTCATAAGCAAGTTGTACTAAAGGTTGCATCTCGGCCACTTGTTCTTTCAGTTTATCTGTGCGCCCGACAATATCTTTAAACTTATCTTCGTTTAATTCTAACTCTCCTTCTTTGTTTACCCTAAAATATTTTATTAGTTCTGGAGTGTAAGACCTACCATCTACTTCCGTGCCCGCTATCGTACGACCACCCTTTGATACACCACTGTTTATAAGTAGGACGTTAGCATCTTTGTACGCACGCATAGTGTTTTTCAAACCATACCTAGCTGTCATATATGGTAAAACAACTAAAGGTATTTGGGATAAGTTCACAACAGCAGACGAAACGTTAAACCCTATGGTATACAAGAATGCTAGTCTGTTAGCTACCATAGACCAATTAGCAGAAGTAGGATTTATGGCAAAGTTAATACGCTCGTCTAGGTCTTTAACTATAACGTCTTTACTTGTAAGAGCCTTAGCAGTCTTACCGGTTGCTTCAGGTATTTGCCCACTCTTATCCATCTCATCTAGTCGAGCTTTTAATTTATGTAGTTTCGATCCGTACTCTATTCTTACTATCTGCCTACCTAAGTCTCTAGCTTTTTTGGATAGTACATAGCCTGTTTGATCTTTACTAGCGCCGCCTATACCCGCCCTTTGGCGTAAACTCTTGGCATAACTTGATTCTGGTAAAGCATCAATATAGAGAGTAAGTATTTTTTGTGATACTTCTGGATCTACTTTAGCCTCTTTTAAATATTCTAACGTCTCCCTAACAAACTTTGTAGGTGGTACTTTTTCTAAATCTTTTATACTATCTTTTACTAGGCTTACCTTGGGGTCGCCCACAACGTCAGGATCTTTGTTAAGCACTGCAAGTAGTCTATCTACTTCAGCTTTGGTATCTACCATGACTGTTTGTATTTGGTCTAACTCCGAATGCCTATCTGGGCTTAACTCGTATCTTATTTTGTACTTGCCTTCACGGTCTAGGGGGAAGTAAGGTTTAAGTGTTGTTGAGGCAAACAACTTAGCAAACAAATCGTTTTTGATTTTACGCCCAGTTGCAGGGTCTATGGTTGTATCACTATCTATGTCCCCAAACAACTTTTCTTGTAACTGTTGAAACATACTTTCGTATAATCTTTCTACTTCTTTATACGCCAACTTAGCGTTCTTTGGTAATGCTTTGTACCTAGCCTGTAGTTCTGGAAATATATCTATTTTTGCTTGGTCAAGATCTCCATCATTCCATGCCTTGTTATCAGGGAATTTTTTGTTTCTAGCTTCTATAGCCGCATCTCTATCTTTTGCAGTATCAAACGATTTACGTATTATCGGCGCGTTGTTACCAGAGTGTTGTCTGTATGCCAACCAAAATTTACTATACTCGTTAATGTTAGCAGTGGGGTCTACTCGGTATACCCTAGTAGCATCGTCCATCAAGTTATGTAATTCATCTACCTGTTCGTTAGTCAATGTTTTAGTATAGCTATCTACTAGTTCAACTGAGCTAGTAACATTGTCGTCCATTCTTTTTAGATCACCACGTTGCAGTTCAAATGTTTGGTGCGCCTCCGTATACAGATCACCTAACGGTTTGTATACATTACTCGCCGCCTCAGACATGGCTTTGGAAGGCAGTATGCTGGCCATCTTATCCTTAACCCACTCTGGCCCTTCTTCCTTAAAAAGTTCGCTGGTTTTATCTATAAAAGAAGTTTGTTGTTTACGTGTTAATGGTGGTTGTTTACGACTATAAAAAGAACGTCCGAGTATTTTATCTACGCTTTGAGGCTTACTCATGTCTACAGCGGTTATTTGATCTAACGTGGTCGTGTCTGTGTGGGGCCGTAACATACTTAACACTAACAAGTTTGCACGCTCTGCGAGTTTAGCACCGTTGTAAGAGCCGTCAGCTTCAATGTATATTGGTCTACGGTTAAACCATTTACCAAACCAATTAGCAATTTTTTGCCAAAGACTTAACGGCTCTACCTTACCATTAGGTTTTGCTTGTAGGTAAACCTGAGTAATCTCATCAATAAACTCTTGATTATTAAAAATCTCTGCCGCAAACTCGTCTGGATTTGTAAGGCCGTAACTACTAAACCTAGAGCTATTATTGTCTGCTTCTTTAGCCGCTTTATATAACTCTTTAAATTCTTTACCTAACTTACTGTTTGGGTCATTAATAGTACTTAGTGTACCTGCATGTGTCATTTCATGTAACACGGTATGTAAGTTCAAGCCACCGTCAATACTTTGGTTTATTATAATAGCTCCACCACCGGAAGGTTGAAATTGTCCAGCAGTTTGCTGGTCGCTTGTCATAATTCTTTTTAGGCTAGGGTCTTCGTCCATTAGCGCTTTGAAGTATCTTTCTTTTTGTCGTTCTTGACTAGCTTTACTTTTTCTCTTAAACCTGTCTTCTCGTTTAGGGTCTGCACCTATGTACTTAGCGAAAGACTCGGTCATTCTTCTTCTTGCTTTTGCTCTTTGGCGGTTTACATTTCTCTTTTGACTGTTTTCAAATACTTCAATCTGCTCTGCGGTAAAGTTCCCTGTAGCCTCACCGTTGTTGTACATAACAATAGGCACTGAACCTAAGTTGTTTACAAGAACATCTATTTGTTTGTTTATACTCAGTTTTAAATTGCCAATCATTTCGGCATCTGCCGCAAAAAGACTACCTTCCTCGTCCATTTTTACAGCAAGTTTGTAAGCGTCTTTTAAACCTTTTTTAAGTTTAGTCTTGTCACCATCAGCCATATATGCTTCTAGCACGGTTGATATTTTTTCTGATATTTCGGGTTCTGTGTTGTCTATAAAAATATCTATAGCGCTACTATCCACAGTTATACCATCACCGACAATCGCTTGAACAGCAAGATTATCATCGTGAGAAGAAAAGTTTTCTGCAACCTCTTGAGCAAATATGCTGTCGCCTTCTATGTCTGCACTCAGAGCGTCAATTTGCTGTGTGCCTGTTGGTTCGGCACCTTTTGCTACTTGCCCCACCGCTGTATCTGTTGTTTCAGCCACCTTTGCAAATAAGTCTTTTGCGCTTTCTATAACTTGCCCAGTAACTCTAGCGTTGTCAGCTATTAAATCAAGTACACCTAACTGTTCTTTTAAAGAAAGGTTATTAAATTTTCTTGTTTCATCGGCTTCCCTCAAAATCTTGTTAGCTTTTTTAATTATTTCCGGCGCTACTCTTTCACCTTCGTCGAGCTTAACTTGTATTGGTTGTCCTTTTAATCCTTTTTCTTTTCTCAGTCTATTGTTTTCTTTGGCGGATCTCATAGCATCTAGTTTTTTTACTGTCTTCTTAGCATTTTCTA